AACCTGATGTATTAGAGGATGATTCAACATACAAGGAAGAAGAACTAACAGAAGAAGAGGAGTGTGAATCATGCACAATATGAAAAGTGTTTTTAACAAAGAAAAAGGATTAGACTTTACAAAACAACCAATGTTTTTTGGTAAAGATTTAGCAGTACAAAGATATGATACATTTAAGTATCCTATATTTGACAAACTAACACAACAACAATTAGGTTTCTTTTGGAGACCTGAAGAAATATCTTTACAAAAAGATAGAAATGATTATCAAAATCTAAGAGAAGAACACAAATTTATATTTACATCTAATCTAAAATATCAAACAATGTTAGATAGTGTACAAGGTCGTGGACCAGCACTTGCATTTTTACCTTTCTGTAGCTTACCTGAATTAGAATCTTGTTTAATAACATGGGATTTTATGGAAACAATTCACTCTAGGTCATACACTTATATTATAAAGAACTTATATCCAAATCCTAATGAAGTATTTGATACTATCATTGATGATGAAAAGATAGAACAAAGAGCAAAGTCAGTTACAAAAGCATATGATGATTTGATAGAAATAGGTTATAAAAAAATCATGGGTCAAGATGTAAATGAATATGAACTTAAAAAGAAATTATGGCTTGCATTATGTACAGTAAATATTTTAGAAGGTCTTAGATTCTATGTATCATTTGCATGTAGTTTTGCATTTGGCGAACTAAAACAATTAGAAGGTTCCGCTAAGATTATATCTCTTATTGCAAGAGATGAATCACAACATCTAGCAATATCTCAAAAAATTATTAATAACTATCGTGAACATGAACAAGATAAAGTTATGTTGCAAGTAATCAAAGATACTGAACAACAAGTTTATGACATGTATGATAACGCTGTTCAAGAAGAAAAAGATTGGGCAACTTATTTATTAACACAAGGTTCCATGATTGGGTTGTCAGAAAAATTACTACATAGATTTGTAGAACACATGGCAAACAGAAGAATGAGAACCATAGGTTTAGAACCTAAGTATGACCAAAAAACAAATCCATTACCATGGGTACAACATTGGTTAAACTCTAAAGGTTTACAAAATGCACCACAAGAAACTGAAATAGAAAGTTATGTTATTGGTGGCATTAAACAAGATGTAGAGAAGGATACATTTAGCAACTTTAAATTATGATTGAATATCAATATCTGAATATAGTATGTGATAATTGCGACACGCCGTATGAAGTAAGGTGGGATGTAGAACATCCATCAGCACCTTTAACTTGTCCATTCTGTGGACACGAATTAGAAGATGAGGCATTTATAGATGAAGAAGATAAAAGCGATTGGGATTGATTACAGTTTAAATTCACCAGCAATCTGTATTGCAACCGGTGACCTATCATTTGAAAATTGTAAATTTTATTATGTATCTTCTAAGAAAAAATATATTGGTAATTTTGGTAAAAATATAATAGGTAGTGAATACAAAGAATGGATTGACCCCATTGTTAGATTTAATAATCTTGCTAATTGGACATTGAAATCAATAAGAAGTTATGGTGATATGAATTTATTTGATGGTCAACAAACTGTGCATATTGAAGGATATTCCTATGGCAGTAAAGGTCAGGCAATATTTCAAATTGCAGAAAACTGTGGTATATTAAAACATGTTTTACTTTCAAAAAAATTAAAATATGAAACTATTGTGCCTAGTATAGTTAAAAAGTTTGCAACTGATAAGGGTAATGCAAATAAAGAATTAATGTATGAACAGTTTTGTAAAGATACAAAAACAGATTTAATGAAAACATTTGATATGCAAACATTATCTAATCCTATAACAGATATTGTGGATGCTTATTATATTGCGAGATGTGGTTATGAAAGTATTAAAGGCAAATAATCGTGTTCCTTCAGAAGTATTTCAAGAAGGACCTCAATTAGCAACACAAATGTTTCCTGTGAAAGATATACTTATTACGGCACCTAGAAATTGGCTTGAAAATAAAATGAAACCATTTACAGAAAGTATTGAAAGTGTAGGTATGATGTGGCCTGTTATATTAGTACACTTAGATAATTATTGGGAACCAATGAAGTCTAAAAGATGGCCAAGACATAATTTAGAAGGTGATTTTGTAGAGGGGTATGGTGTGCATACAGGAAACAAAAGAGTTATTTGGGCACAAGAAAATAATTATGATTTGATAGAAGCATATGTTGTTACAAATAGAAATCAAAAAGATGATATTGTAAGACATACATTTTTACCTAGAGGTCAATGGCCAGGGCAAGTAACAAAATGAATCCACAAAAACCAGAAGTATTTCCACAAAAAACTACTAATAAACCAGATGAGTTTAAAGATGAAAAATGGAAACAAACAAAACAAAGTTTATATAAATCTAATAAGGGTAGATTTGCTACAACCAAAGGAGTAGAAACTGATTACCCAGCTGCAGACGCTAGAGTAATATCAGAAGAAGAATATAATAAATTATATGAATCACAACCAAAAATATATAGTTACTAATGAATATTACTGAAGCACAAAAATTATTTAAAGACAATATAAAATCTATTGAAATAGGTATGCATAACTATTGTAATAGAACTTGCAACTTTTGTCCATTATCTAGAGATGATGTTAATAGAAAAGATAAAAAGAAAACTATATTCATGGATAAAGTAATGTTTCAAAGTATTTTAGAACAATTAAAAGAAATTGATTTTGATGGTCGTATAGATATTTCTAGATATCATGAACCACTATCACACAAAGAAGACATATTAGAAAGATGTCGATTAATGAATTATTACATACCCAATGCAAAAATTAGTATCAATACAAATGCAGATTTTTTAGATAGAAATTATATAGATGAACTATTAGATTCTTATGTAGACCATATTGCTATACAGGCATATCTAAAAAATGGTGTAGAAGAATATGATGAAATGGGTGTGTTTAAAAGAATAAATCAAATATGCAAAAAGATACAAGTACCAGAAATTAATCCTGATAATTTTAAAGATAAAGACTGGATAAGATATAGACTGCCAGCTATTAAGTCTACTATACATGCAAGAAACTATTGGAAAAATGGAATGAATAGAGCAGGTACAGTTTTAGATTTTGATTATAAAAGAACTGAACCATGTACAAGTATGGACAAAGGTGTTTATATAGAATATGATGGTAGTATGACGGCATGTTGCGATATGATAGCACCTGAACTACATAGTGAATGGACAGTAGGTGATTTAAAAGAAGAACCTGATTTATTTAAAAACTATGCAAGTGAAAAATATCAAGGGTTTAAGAAACGAATAAATAATGCTGACTGGATTGAAAACTCACCATGTTTAAAGTGTAAACGAGATATAAGAGGACATAAAAAATGATTAATATACCTGCCGAAGGACAATATAATATGCATAATACAGATTTTTGCCCACATGCAAATTTTGTAGAATTTATCTGGCCAAATATGTATGATAGATTACTAAAAGATTTTCCAAAAAATGATTTATTTAAAGATGAATATCCAGAAGAAAGAAAACACGGTCAAAGACCACATTGTCGTAGATTCTTTTGTATAGGTGAAACACAAGGTAGTAAATATTTTGAGCAGTATATGAAAGGTATAAAAGATTTACCTTCTTCATGGCAAATGTTTGTTAATAATATTTTAACAAATAAAGACTATAAAAAATTTATTTGTAAAGCACTAAAAGTAAAAGATTTCAAAATAAGATTTGACTTTCACAGAACAGAAGGTGGTTTAGATGTATCACCACATGTTGATAGTTTGGGTAAAATAGGTTCACACTTATTTTATTTCATGCCAAAAGATTGGACAGATGAAATGGGTGGTAAGACAATATTTTATCGTGGTAGAAAAGTAAGTAGAATGAATCCTGAACCCGAAGAATTTGAAGATAGTGTAACAACAAGTGTTGTGGGTAATCGTTCTTGTTTATTTAAAAATGCAAAAGAAGGATGGCACGGAATTACAAAAATTAATTCAAACATGCATAGACAAATTTGTAATGTGGTATTATTAAAATGATAGACATAACAGCAGATTTATTAAATAGTATATCTTGGGAAGATGGTATAATTTATATTATACTAGGTCTCTTAGTATACACAGCAAAAAAATATATTGACAAGAAGTTTAAATAATGGCAGCTACACTTATTAGAATATTAAAAAAAGTAGAAGACATGGGTGAATATTATTTTGTTGTTCATTCTGAAATAAGACCCTATGGTCCTGGCACCAGAAGATTTGTATTAGGAAAACATATAGAATTGCCTGAAAAGAAAGAAGTATTACCTAATGGTAAGATTACTAGAACTCATGGTAAACAAATATACCTTAATGAGTTACCAATATCAGCATTAGAGTTTGAAGAATGGTTAGATAATTATATTATGAATTTAGAAAAAAGACATTGAAAAATAATTGGCAAATACCTGAATGGGATAGACATTTTACAGCCAGATTAAGGAATGGTAACTATCAACAAAAACAAAGAACTTTAGCGTTAAGTTATGTAGAAGAATTTGATTTAGCTATAGACATAGGCGCTAATATAGGTTTTTGGACAAGAGAATTATGCAGTAAGTTTAAAAAAGTTTGGGCATTTGAACCTAGTGTAGAAAATTGTGAATACCTTAAAAAAAATGTGATTGCAGATAATTATGAATTAGAAAGAATTGCCTTATCAGATAAACAAGATAAAAATGTAGAACTATATGCGACAAGTAGTGATAGTTGTGGAGATTTAAGATTAGAAAAAAAAGATAATGCATTTATAGAATCGTATGTGGATTTAAAAAGATTAGATGATTATATAGATAAATTTGAAAAGGTAGACTTTATAAAAATAGATACACAACAATCCGAAAGAGAAATTTTACTTGGTGCAGAACAGACTTTAAGGGAATTCAGGCCTGTCTTATGTGTTGAATTGCCCACTAGAGGTCTTGAAGAATTAAATTATAAAGTAAAATGTCAAACAATATTAAATGATTTTGGTTATTATGAAAAGTTTAGAAAATCAAAAGAAACTATTTATATAAAGGATTAGTATGTGTGCAATTCATGGTATTGTTGATGTGAAACCAGACTTAATGATGAAGATGGTCAAGGCCGCTCATCATAGGGGTCCAGATGGTAATGCAATTTTTAAAGATGACTACATTACATTAGGTCATAATCTATTATCAATTGTAGGCACAGTAGAAGATGGCAAACAACCTTATGAACATGAGAATTGTGTATTAGTTTACAATGGTGAAATATATAACTATAAAGATTTAGAACAAGATTCAAAAAATGATACAGAAGCTTTAGCAAAAGGTTTAAAGAATGAGGGTTGGGAGTTTCTAAAAAAATGTGATGGTATGTTTGCTCTTGCATTTTATAATAAGACTACAAAAGAATTAATTTTAGCAAGAGATACCAATGGTACAAAACCACTATATTATGGTTATATAAAAGATAAGTTATATTTTTCTAGTGAGATTAAAAGTTTATTAGAGTGTGGTTTTGAAAGAAAAGTTTGTAAGAAAGCATTAGGTCTATATTATAATCAAGGTTATGTGCCAGGTTATTTAACTATGTTTGAGGGTATTAAGAAGTTAGTACCAGGACAAGTATTAGTAAATGATAAAAGATATAATTTATTAGATTATAAATTAGATGTAATAGATAACCTAGATATAGACCATGTTAAAAGAGAAGTACAATTAAAACATAATTATTCTGTACAACAAACCTTAATGGGTCGTAGAAATATAGGACTATTCTTATCAGGTGGTTTAGATTCATCATCAATACTTTATGAGATGAAAGAATTAGGTTTTAAACCTAGAACATTTACATCTAGTTTTGCAACAACAGACCCTAAAAGTTTATTGAATCATGATAGTAAACTTGCAGAAAGACTATGTAAAGAATGGGGCATTGAAAACAATGTATTATATCAAACACAACAAGATTATGTTGATAGTATTGAAGACGCTTTTTATGCATTAGAGGAACCAAGACAAGGTAAAAGTTTTCCGACTTATTACAATATGAATAAGTTTATATCTTCAAATGATATTACAGTTACTTTGGCTGGTGATGGTGGTGATGAATTGTTTGCAGGTTATAAACATCATAAACATCCAGATTGGCGTGGTAAATTAAAATCGTTGAGAGAATATACTAGACCACTTAAAAATTCTGAATTAAAATGTAGTTTAGATGACCAGGTGAAATATCTATCAGAGTGGTTGCCTGTAAAACAATTACAAGAAAAAGATAAATTGAATAATTTTTTATATAAAGAAAGTTTAAATACTTTAGCAGAAGATTTTTTAGTGAGAAATGATAAGTTAGGTATGGCATTTAGTATGGAAGGTAGATTCCCAATAATTAATAAAACATTAAGAGATTATGTTAGAGCATTGCCTAGTAAATTAAAACTTGATGAAAAGTTTTCACAATTTCCAAAAACAAAACATAAGTATTTACAAAGAAAATCATATGAAGGTTTATTACCTGATTATATTTTAAATCATAGAAAAACAGGTTGGCGTTTTCCTACAGATGAGATACTAATAGGTAGAATGGACCAACCAGCACCTGATAAAGGAGTTTTAAAAGATTATATAAGAGAAACATTAAATGATAAAGAACTTATGGATATTTTTGAGTATGGGGAGAAAGATATTGAGGATAGATATTTAAATAATAGAGAACATGTGAAAAATGAAAAAGGTACAGATAAGGCTGGTCCAGGTCTTAAATCTCAAAAAGAATTATTTTGTACACTTAATTTTGCAGTTTGGAAGAAAGTATATAATATGTCATTATGAAATTACTTACAATTACAACTTGGAATAATAAACTATACAAAGAGTATGCTCATAAATTTGAGTCCACTTATAATTGGGAATGGCCTTATACAGTATATAATGAAGATGATGGTATGTTTGAATCTATACCAGATTTAAAAAAGTTTGTAGATAGAAATAAACATAGACCATTAGGTAATAAAGGTTTTTTATTAGATGGTGTAAGATTTAGTTATAAAGTATATGCCTATTGTCATGCTATAAAACAATATAGTAATTATGATTTTATAATGGGTGTGGATGCTGATAGTGTATTTTACAATCCAATGACTGAAGATGTTGTCAGAAAAGAATTATATAGAGAAGATTGTATGATGACTTATCTTGGTAGAGGTAGTCAATATAGTGAATGTGGTTTTTTAGGTTTCAATATGAAACATCCAGAGATACAAAATTATGCTGATGAAATGTTAAGAATGTATAATACTGAT